ACTTAGTTCAAAGCACATTCAATGACTTGTTCTTGCAGAACGTTGTAAAGCTACATGAGCTTCTGCGGGAAACGAAAAGCAGAGTTTATTTTTGTGTTCACGATTCGGTTGTTCTTGATTTTCACAAGGAAGATCGACCCAAGGTAGACGAAATTCTTAACACACTCTCAAAGGTGGGTGATTATGAATTTGGGCTTCATCTCAACATGGGCAAGAACTACGGAGATATGAGGAAAGTTTTATGAGAAGCTTAATAGCAATTGGTGAGAAAGCAACTCTGTTTGCTGAATCTCTGAAAGATTATCCTGAATACACTTCTTATTGTTTTCGGCATGGACATAAGGAAGATTGTTTTAGTGTTCCGGTGTTCAGCGAGGCACAAAGATACGAAGAGCCCTTGGTTGATCTGGAAGAGTTTTTAAAAGGTTGTTGCGAAGATGTAACTGCTATTATAAGCGGTGACGAAGCGATTAATTTGACGGCGCTTCAGATTTTGGAGGTGGTCAAAAATAAAAATATCGAAATTCTTTTTTTTAAACCAGATCAAAAGTTGTTGGGGACCGCTATGAAACAGATAAATAATCTGACTTATAATGTATTGCAGGAATACACTCGGTCGGGCTTGTTTGGGCAAATGTTTATTTTCGATTTAGGGGCAGTTGATCAGGTTGCGGCGGCTGCATCTTTGCAATCGTTTGAAAAAGTACGAATGGAATTTGTAGCGGGGCATTATCACACCCTAAATTGGCTTAGGAATTCGGAGGCGGTGGCGGGAACAGACGACGAGCACCAGCCAGTAAATTGTTTGGCGAGCATTGGCGTAACAGATTTAGAACTTTCTGAAATAAAAATGCTTAATAAGCTTGACTTTGTGAGAGAACGGGTGTATTATTATGGTATACCAGAAAAGAAAGTTAAAGAGGACGCTGGTCTGAGAAGCAAAATATTGGAGGGTTATAAGAAAAATATGGACGAAAATATATCGTCTTCGTTCAAAATATATTCGATCCCGTTTAAACAAGAATTGGTTTATGTGGTTGAATATACATCAGCAGTTCAAAATAAAGAACTGAAAAAACTCTTGACAGAACACAATAAATAAGATATTATATACACAAGTTGAACACATAGGAGAAAAACAACATGGCAATTAATCTAGAAAAAATTAGAGCAAAGCTCGACAAGCTGAACGGCAAAGACAACCACAGCGATTTGTTTTGGCGTGCAGATGCTGGAACTCATACGATTCGCATTATTCCAAGTGAAGATGGCGAGCCGTTGAAGGAAAAGCATTTTCATTACAACGTCGCAAGGGGTGGGATTCTTTGTCCCAAGCGTAATTACGGGGAGGACTGCCCGATTTGTGAATTTGCGACTTCGCTATTCCGTGAGGGTACTCCCGACAGTCAGGAGCAGGCAAAGAAGTTGTTTGTTAATCAACGCTTCTACGCCGATGTGATTGTGCGTGGCAAAGAAGAGGATGGACCGAAAATTTGGTCATTCCCGAAGAGTGCTTACAAGGCTCTTCTTGAAACAATTCTCGATGAGGATTATGGTGACGTGACAGACGCCCGTAAAGGGTTTGATCTGAAGGTCACTTACATCAAGAAGAACTTCGGTCGTGGAGATCGGATGGTCTTTGATAGCCTCCAGCCTCGTCCTCGTCCGACCCCCCTGTCGGAGGATGATGCACAAGCTGCCGCTTGGATGGACAACGACATTGATCTTAATACGATCTTTGAGCGCAAGTCTGTCGATGATGCACAGAAGGTGCTGGATGAATACTTGATGCCGGAAAGCGCTTCCGGTGATAATGTCAAGTATGGTGGCAACACGCAGGAGAAGAAGGTTTCTTCTGTTGACGCAGCCTTCCGCGAGTTGGGAGTTGCGTAACGCTCTTGGCGGGGAGGGGGACGCAAGTCCCCCTCCTTTTTTTATGGGGGAAACTATGGCAAGAAAACAGAAAGTAGAAAAAGCTGGCAAGCTTTCTTTAAAAGATATGCAAAAGCTCGTTAACAAGCGAGCGGGAATGAACGTAGCTTATGATTTACAGGACGATAATCCTACCTTGGTTAAGGAATGGATTCCCACTGGCTCAAGGTGGTTAGACTCTATTATCTGCCGAGGTAAATATGGTGGCATTCCAGCAGGTAAAATTGTAGAGATCGCAGGGCTACAAGCTACAGGCAAGTCCTACATGGCAGCACAGGTTGCTGCAAATGCCCAACCTTTGGGCTACGATGTTATTTATTTTGATTCAGAGTCTGCGATTGATCCAACTTTCTTGGAGAACGCAGGCTGTGACCTTTCATCGTTGCTATATGTTCAAGCAACGTCTGTCGAGTTTGTTTTGGAAACTATCGAGGATCTTTTAGCGAACAATGAAAACAAAATGTTGTTCATATGGGATTCTTTGGCGCTGACTCCAAGCAACTCTGACATTGCGGGTGATTTTAACCCGTTATCTTCTATGGCAGTCAAGCCGCGCATTTTGTCGAAGGGGCTAGCAAAATTAACGGTTCCAGTTGCAAATAGCGGGTCTGTCTTGTTGATTTTAAATCAATTGAAGACGAACATTACAAGCAATATTGCAGAGGCTCTGACCACTCCATATTTCACACCGGGGGGCAAAGCCCTTGCATATGCTTACTCGCTTCGCATTTGGCTGACAAGGCGCAAGGCAAAAAACAGTTATATTGAAAGTGAAAATGGCTTTCGAATTGGATGCGAAGTTAAAGCCAAGCTAGAGAAGTCTCGATTTGGAACAGAGGGTCGAACTTGCACTTTTCAAATTATTTGGGGAGATGCTAGTCCGCGCATTCTTGATCGGGAAAGTTGGCTCGACGCCATTAAAAGCTCCGACCAACTGAAGAATGCAGGAGCTTGGTGGACATTGACATTTGACGATGGCACTGAAAAGAAGTTCCAAAGCACTAAGTGGTTGGAGATGTTAGATGACGCAGCCTTCCAGGGTCAGGTGTTAAAAATAATGGATCGCGAAGTGATTCAAAAATTTGACGCCCAAGAGGGGAACGCTTCAGATTTTTATGATAACGAAGAGCCGATTAATGGCAAAGCTTAAAATTAACGAAGCCAGCAAGCGAACTCAAAGATATTTTGAACTTGCAGGTCGGCTAGCCAAAGAAAGCACCTATGGGAAGCTGAGACATGGAGCAGTCTTGGTCAAGGGCGGTAGTATAATTTCGGTTGGACTCAACAAGGGATGTTATTGTAAATTTGGTAGCAGATTTCGTGATTCTCATAATTTTGGACACGCAACGCAACATGCTGAGATCTCTGCTGTTCTAGGTGTCGGGGCTCGTGCGACACAAGGGTCGACCATTTATGTTGCTCGTGTTAATAACCATAATCAATATCGAATGTCCAAGCCTTGCGGGATGTGTCATGACGCTCTTAAATTTGTGGGGGTAAAAAAAGCATATTACACAACAGGAGAAAATACATATGAAGAATGCAAAATCGGTGATGACGGAGGCTTTCAACATCAAAGTCAAACGCATCAAAGAGAACGAAGATGGGTCGACCAATCTAACGTTTGATATGACGCCCCACTTTCAAGAGTGGTTTTGTTTTTTCCACGGGATAGAAGAGTGGGATCAAAAAGTCTTTGAAAATTGGGTTTTAAAAACTTTAGGAGAATACCTTGAAAGAGAAACTGAAGCGAGTAATGATAATTGATGGCAATAATTCCTTTCTTAGAAATTATGTTGTAGATCCATCCTTATCCACTAACGGTGATCCAATTGGCGGTTGCAAGGGATTTTTAAAATCTCTACAGAAGCAGTGTAGGATTCTTAAACCTGATTCTGTTATTGTTACTTGGGATGGCGCTGGCGGATCTACTAAACGCAAATCCATGAACAAGGGCTACAAGGATGGTCGCAAGCCATTGCGACTTAATCGCACTAACTCTTATTTAACGGAGGATCAAGAACTACAGAATCGATTGTGGCAGCATCATAGATTAATTGAATATCTTAATGAATTTCCGATCGCGCAATTTGTGTTCGACGGTGTTGAAGCCGACGATGTTATTGCATATTGCGTGAGAAAGCTGAAGGGGTGTGAAAAGGTTATCGTCTCTGCGGACAAGGACTTTTTTCAATTGTGTGATGACTCTACAATTTTGTATCGCCCCATCCAAAACCAATTTGTGAATAAGAATTATATTTTGGAAAACTTTAACATTCACCCAACCAATTTTGCCCTTGCACGGGCTTGTGCGGGTGATGCTTCCGACAATATAAAAGGAATTCCAGGCGTAGGGTTGAAAACTTTGGCTAAGAGATTTCCTTCTCTCGCCCAAGAAAAAGAAATTTTTGTAGATGATATGGTCAGTTTGAGCGAGACCCAAGATAAAAAATTTAAAGTTCATGAATCGATTATTAAACATGCGGAAACCATTAAGGGCAACTATGATTTAATGCAGTTATATGTTCCGATGATCTCTCCACAAGTTGCTAAAAAAATCGATTGGGTTCTCGATGAGTG